ATCGGCAAAGGCGCAAGCCAATGGATGATTAACCTGCGTGCCTCGGTGCGCCCGGTGGTGACCTATATCTTTGTGCTGGAGTTGGTCGCGCTAAACGTCGCAGGCGTGTGGTACGCCTACACCACGGGCATCCCGTTTGCGATTGCGATGGAAAACGTGTTTAGCGACGACGAAATGCTGATCCTGTCCAGCATCATTGCTTTCTGGTTTGGGACGCAAGCCTTCCAGAAAAAATGAAGGTGTCAGACGCCGCCAAGGCGATGATTAAGCATCACGAGGGCGTAAGGACGCGACCTTATCGGTGTCCGGCCCTGCTATGGACGGTCGGGGTCGGCCACGTCATTGACCCCTCGCACGCAGCGGTGAAATATGAGGATCGGAAAAGCCTACCGCTACCCGACGGCTGGGATCGCAGCCTCACGATGGGAGAAGTGGACGCTATCCTGTCTCAAGACCTTGCGCGGTTTGAGCGCGGCGTGGCCCGACTTTGCCCTGCTGCTACTAGTCATCAAGGCCAATTTGACGCTTTGGTGAGTTTTGCCTTTAACGTCGGCCTCGGGAACCTCCAGCGCAGCAGCATCCGTATGCGCTACAACCGAGGTGACGTAGAAGGCGCTGCCGACGCTTTCCTGATGTGGACAAAGGCGGCAGGCAAGGTCTTACCGGGCCTCGTTAAACGCCGCAACGACGAACGGGCGCTATTTCTGACTGAGAATCGTCCACTCGCGTAGCAGCCAGTCGGCTTCCTCGCCCAACCCCGCCCGCCGCATCCGCTCTAGTATCTCCAGAAACGTCGGCTGACGGCGCTGGCCGTATCCCCACGGCGCGGCACGCAGTTCTAGGTCAAATGCCTCATCCTCAGGGGTAGGCAAGGGGTGGCCCTTAAACCCGCTCATTGGGCTGTGCGCGCCAGAAAGGAAGCGCCGCTCGTCGCGGGGTGCGCCATATCCCCTCCCGCTCCGACCACCCTTTAGCGGTCAGTTCCTCGGCGGTTAGGCACCGCCGGTCGGGGTATTCGCCTACCCGGTGGCGATCAAACGTGGAGGTTGTGCTAAAAACTTTATTGCAGCCACGGCATAGGCTGCGCTGCCCTGTTAGTTTCACCAGTAAATCCTCCCTGACCCGCGTTTAGCCGCCCAGTTTGGGGGCGGTACATGACGCCAATCTACCTCCCAAAGCCGCCGTAAAGCCGCTATAAGCCGTTTCATGGGCTACCCTCCACGGTGTAGTTAGTTGACGGGCTGCGCCAATCCCTCGGCACCTCCCCATGTATCCACGACGGGTCTACCCACAACAACCGATTGTTGGGGTAGGCAATCCATTGGCCCGTGTCTAAAGCAACAATGTGATGGTCTTTGCTCTGGTCAGGCACTTCGCTCCACCCGCCGTCGCACCAGAGGACGCTCATCAGGTACACGCCCGGTCGCTGCACCCCGTCGCGGCCTATCGCTTTGACCCGGTGGTTACGCAGGAACGCGATCTCCTTGACCTGACAGTTGCGCGAGAACGAGTCCCACCAGCAGACGAGTTTCAAGTCCATCGGCGGGCAGGGTTTGCTGGATAGCGCAGAAATTGGGATACGCGCCCATTGCGCCCCGTTCTCCAGCATGATCTGGAACATAGGGGTACGCATGGGTTCGCTACGGAATCCAAAGACCGTGCAGAGCGTGTGTTCGCCATGCCCTTTCTGCTGGTCGTGCAGGAACTCATTGCGGACGTAGGCGGTAATGTAGGGCGTGTCACACCAAAAGTTCATACCAACCCTTCTTTGTCCAACTGACAGATCGTTCGCACCATGCCGTCGTAGTGGGCAAGGCGTAACTCATCGCGTGACAGCCCGCTCTTGCGCGTCCTGCCGTCTAATTCGTCGTGACAGGCGCTACACGCCCACGCACCGATCAGGTCGGGTGATTTCATGCCCATACCCGACACGCCCTGTAATCGGATATGCGCTAACACCACGGTCTCGCTGTTGAAGTTACAGACGCCGGGAAGGCGTACCATGCAGCCACGACCTTTGGCTTGTTTGCGTAAATTCACCGAGCGACCCAAACGGTTGCGGATCGCCCCATACGGGTTTTGCGCGTGTTATCGGTGCGCGTAATTTTGCCTTGGTTGCTCAATTCAATACGGCGGGGGCGCTGCGTGCTGGGGTTCATTTGCAAGGCCACTTGTATTTCATCGTCGGTCGCGCCGTGTGCGCCGCATTTAACGATGTATGCATACACCTGTTCGCGCAAGTTTTTGCTGCTTGGTTCTATTGCGATTGCCGCGTCCATTGACGTAGTGCTATGCACTTGAAACGGCGGGAACATTTCTGTCTGTGTCATGTTTCACCTGTCTGTGGTTCTGGTATCACTATGCCCATGTCAGCGCACTTTGCGCTTAACCAGTCTAAATAGTCGCTGAACTGCTGTTTAGTCATTGTTGAAGATCGCATGACCGGGCGCATCCGTTTACGGCCAAAGCCTTCTAGCACCTGCCAACCTCCAAATTCTCCTGTCATATACTCGTGAATATCATCCCTTGACCAACCTTTCAGCGCCTCACCGCCGCCCTCTAGGATCGCGGGATAGGCCACGCCCCAAAGGTAAGCGTTCTGCTGGTTGGTTCTTGGCTTCTTCCATACCTCCACCGTCACCGCAAACGGTTTGTCGGTCGGTAAATGCTGCGCCATCCGCACGACCGCGTGAGCGATCTGGTCAGGTGGCGTACCGATAGGAAAGATGCGTTTCATTGAGTCACGGGCGGCGCTGCGTGAGTCACGGGTGACGCAAAGGATCGCCACTCGTCAGCATATTCCACGTTCTGATAGCCGCTAAACCACGGCCCGCCCCGCGTGAAATGCACACACATGGGGTCAGGCTCCTGATCCTTGTTGTGCCAACCCTCAAGGTAGTTAAACGTAATCGGCAGCTCACCGATGTATTCATCCGCACACCATTGAAACTGGTGCAAATATTTGCCTGTCTCGGTGTTGACAACTTCTGGCGTCAGACGCCGAGTCTCGGGATGACTACAATTCAGCAGCATGAACGATGACCAATTTTTGCGGGGGTACTGATGCTGCGCCTTGCCGTCCATTTTGACGGTTTCGGTAGGCCGGTAGTCGTGGTGTACCGTAAGCACCGCTTTGCTTTCGTCAGCGTGGCGCATTACTTGAGTCAGGTCATGCCGCACCAAAAAGTCACAATCCATAAACACCGCCCAACCCTGATACTCGCAAAGGTAGGGAACGAGGAACCGGGTGAAACTAAACTCGGTGGATGACAGCGGATCGTCGGGCCGCCAATACAACCCCACGGCACGCATATACCGCTGTTCTATCGGCTGGATGTAGACGGGGTTGCGGGCATGGCGCTCAATAGAGCGCCGCGCCACGCGGTACGCCACATCCTCACGGCTGTCGTAGCCGATGAAAATAGGCAGTTCAAAACGGGATGGCATCGTCATCCCAATTATCCTCGGTCAGTTGCGGCGGCGACTTGTCTGGTGTGCGCTGGGGTTCCCCGGTGCGCGACAAACGACCCTCACCCTTGGACTCAAACTTCAGCGACATAAACTTGTCGCCCGTCTTTTTGCTCGTCTGTATCCACGCTGAGATATTCATATCAACGTTGTTGATCACACATGACCCTCGGTAAAGCGGTGCTTTTGGATTGCCCTTTTGGTCATTTTTGAACAACACGCCACGCATATTTGGATCAAAGTTCGTTTGGTAATTAGCCACGGGTTTGCTCCTTTGCCATCTGAATGTATTTTTTAATTGCGCCACGCTCTTTGGCCGACAGCGCGTCAGCCACCGCGATATACAGGTTCTGGTCGCGGTTCAGCGATTCGTGGACAGTTAATACGGCAAGCGCAATGTCCTTTTCGTCTGCGTCTAGATCAAACGCGGTGCGAAACTGCATTACGAACTGGTCGCGCTTTGCCGGGTCAAACTGCTTGCCCAGATCGCCACGCGGATCAACCGTAAACCCTCGGCCCTGTGCGGCCTCGGCGTCGTCGTCAATCTGTGCAAGACCA